CAGTCTTCCATCCAGCCGCGCAGACTCGTCATCAGCTTATCGCGCAGGACAAAGTTGTTCGTGCTTGTGCGATTGCCCATATTGGGACGCTGTTCCAACTCCATGAGGAAGAACTTCTCCTCATCAGACAGTGGTCTGCCAAGGTCAAAGAACCCAACCGGCTGGGCAAATAAGCCATGCAAATTCATCCGAGGGCTTCCTCAAGTTCTTGTTGCTTAATGCCCATTTGCTCCAGTTGCTCAGGCAACCATATGGTAGGGATGCTGTCTTCAAATTCCTTGATCTTTTCCATGACCCAGTAGACCTCTTCAATAGAAGGACAAGGCCGTGGATCATCCCAGCGGGTAAATTGGTTGTTACTAATTTCCCACTTTGCGCCAGGACGCAACATTTGCATGGCTGTATCAATACCAAGAAACTTGTATACCTTCATATGACATCTTTTTTAGTTGATTTTGATAATGACAATTCCAGAGCCTCCTGCACCACCTGTATATCCTAAAGCTGCACCGCCTCCACCGCCACCTCTATTTGCTGGTGATGCAGCAGACCCATTACCAGATGCTGAACCGTTTCCACCCCCGCCGCTGCCGCCAGTTCCTGCTGTCCCCGGCGTTCTTGTATCGCAGCCACCCCCACCACCACCAGCATAAGTGACAGAAGAACCGGAAATTGAAGATGCTGTACCTGCGCCTCCGTTGCCAGCCGCTAATGGCGATATTGTTGCGTTAGCCCCAGATGCGGATGCACCACCTCCGCCACCACCTTCACGCTGCTGATCTGTTCCAACCGCTGCGTTACCACCATTACTACCCTGTGATGGACTTGTAGACGGAGTATTTCCTGTACCGCCCACACCGCCTGTTCCGTTAGCATTTCCACCACCTCCAGATCCGCCGTTTCCACCATTATTTGGCGATGTTCCAGTACCTCCATTTCCTCCGCCGTAAGCCTTAATGGTGTTGGTTCCAGCGCCGCTTGGGCTTTCTACGAGTGGTGCGCCAGCAATAGATGAATCGGTGCCAGCCGTATTAGCAGCGCCGCCTCCACCAATAGTTATGGTGTAAGTATTACCTCCAGTGACTGTAATGCCTGTTCCAGTTCTAAAGCCCCCAGCGCCACCACCCCCACCTAAACTACTACCACCACCGCCACCACCGCCGACTATCAAATAGTCAATTGAGGTTGCATTTGGCGGCGCAGTCCAAGTTGTTGTTCCGGTGAATACAACCACATTACTATTGGGCCAGTTAAAGCCCATAATTGCAGCCAGTACAGACCTTAAAGGCCAGATACCAGGAGCATAGGTAGGTGAAGGAAATTGAGCCATGATCTATGCCTCAAGAAATCGTCGTGTAAGAACAGGTGTAAGTCAGTTTAGATGCCGTGGCGCTTGTAGCCCACAACGTAGAAGCCTCACCTGTCACGCTTGTGTCTAGCAAATACAGCGATGTCCCCGTGGTCAGCACTTCAACCGTTCCGCCAGCAGGTACTGTCAGCAAATAACACAAGGCTCTGTACGTTGTCCCATCAGCAAGCCTTAGCTCCACCGTGGTGTTATACGCCGTCGTTCCATCAATATTAGCTACCAAGATGGAGTTGACCTTATGCGTTGCCCCTGTCGCAGGTGCCGTCACCAAAGCATTTCGTGAGGTATCTGAAGGAGTTATAGACACCGTATGCGGTACGATGCTCGTTACAGAAACTATATTTGGGGCACCCATATTAACCTCCGAAAACTAAAGCCATAGCTATAGCAAAACCTGTTGTAGAAAGAGTTCCAGTTGCATTAGGAAGAGTCAATGTCTGTGATGCCGTAAGCGTGGTTGGCGTAAGCGTCACCGCATAGCTTGATGTACCACCCGCACGTCCTGCAAGCACCACAGCATCCTGCGTTGAAGCAGCCTCCGAACGAATCGCACTGGCCGCACGGAATGTCTGCGCTGCGGTAAATGTCTGTGCCGTTCCTAATACAGCTAAAGTTCCCGTGGTCGGCAATGTGACGTTGGTTGCACCAGTAGATGTCAGCGTAATGCTGTTTGCACCGGAAGTGATGAGCGACGAACCATTGGCAACCGTCAACGTACCCGTGCTTGTGGAGACTGTTAAGCCGTTGTACTTACCTGCCGTGATGTCACCCGTTGTATCGGCAATCGTTGCAGCCGAGTTCTGGATCAGCTTACCTGTGGTGCCATCAAACCGGACAATCGCATTATCCGTCGCAGAAGCTGGACCAACCACATCGCCTGTTCCGCCACCACCCGTTGCAGCAATCGTAATACCACCAGAGCTATTGGTGATCGTAATACCAGATCCTTGCGTCAACGTAGCAAGGCTAAACCCTGATCCATTACCAATCAGCAACTGACCATTCGTTGGTGTGGCCGTATTGCCTGTACCACCGTTACCCGTGGGCAGCGTACCTGTAACCTGAGAGGCTAGGTTGATATTGCTGATCGTATTGTTAGCACCATTGATGGTCTTGTTGGTCAGGGTTTCTGCCCCTGCCAGCGTCGCTAACGTGCCGGTCGTTGGTAAGGTAACCGATGTATTGCCGTTTAAGGTCAGCCCAAGACTGTAGTTACCCGTGAAAGTAATCGTATTCAGTGCATTGTTAGATACACCCGTACCACCATTAGCAGGACTTAAGTTACCAGCAACCGTTACTGCACCACCTGTTGCCGTGCTTGGCGTTAGACCTGTCGTACCAAATGAAATCGTTGCTACGGTATTGCTTGTGGTTGCCAAGGTTCCCGATGTGGGAAGCGTGACGTTTGTAGCACCCGTGGAAGTCAACGTGATGCTATTAGCACCAGAGGTTGCAAGCGTAGATCCATTAGCAAGTGTCAGCGTACCCGTGGTCGTGGATACCGTTAGACCATTCAAACTTGTTGCTGTAGCTACACCAAGAACAGGCGTGGTAAGCGTAGGTGATGTTGCCCTAACGACATTCCCTGTACCGGTATTCGCTGTCCAAGTCGGCGCTGATCCTGTGGAAGTCAGGACATAGTTAGACGTACCGATGGATAAGAAGCTTGTAGCCCCTGATGCTGTCTGATAAGGCACCGATCCCGCTGCACCACCTGCCAGATTCGTAGCCGTCCCAACCGTCACACCTGATGCAGAACTCCACTGTGGTGCTGTTCCTGAAGACGTAAGGATGGTCGTGCTTGAACCAATCGCAAGCTTGGTAAACGCTGTACCCGTGGCGTAGTAAACCAAATCACCAGCGGTGTAACTAGACTGGCCTGTACCACCCTGATCCGTGGCTAGCGTACCTGTAGAGGTAAGTGCTTTAGATCCATCCGTAAAGACTGCTTTACTTGCCGTGGCCGAAGATAAGATCGGTGCCGAACTAAAGGTCTGTATGCCCGTAAATGTCTGAGCCGCATCCGTCCGTGCAATCGTTGCACTGGTCCCCGGAAAGGTCATCGTGGTGCTATCAGTACCCGCTAGCGTCAGGCTATTACTAGCCGTTAGTGTCTTGCCATCAGCAATGGTCAGCGTTGCGCTAGATGCCGGAGCAGTGATCGTGACTTTGTTGTAAGCCCCGCCAGTAATATCACCCGTGCTATCAGCAATCGTAACGGCTGAGTTTTGAATGATCTTGCCGGTGGTGCCATCAAACCGAGCAACTGCGTTATCAGTAGAAGACGCTGGTCCGTCTACATCACCCGAAGCAATCTCTTTGAAATCACCGGCATTCGTATCCCAGGCTACCCAAGTCTGTTTGCCCGGAGCAACCGAAATACCTGTCGTAGGCCCAGTGCTTCCCCTGATCGTGACATTGAACCCACCAGAGGTGTTGTTCATCACAATGTAGGCTTTACTGCTATTGGGTACGTTGATATACCTGAGTGCTGTTCTTGATCCCGTACAGTTCAGGATCATGTACTGGGCTGACGTAGACCCAATATTCGTTGCTGAACTTGTACCTTGCGTCAGGGTCAGCGTGACATCACCGTCAGTGCTTAATGTCTGTGTACCCGCAATTGCAATATCAAGGTATGAGGTAACGGCGTTGTTGACATCGTCGCCCCAAGTTCCAGACTCGGTGCCCGTGACAGGCTGACCGAGGGCCAAAAGGGATGTGTAATTGACTGTCATGTCGTTATCTCAGTCCAATTAGCGGTTTGAGAAGTATTGATCTGCTCCCAGAACAATACAGCAGAGATGCTATCAGCACCAGATGCGTTTTCAAGTACAGATAGCTGCATTTCCACGTTGATTGAAACAAGGTCATTACCCGCCGCATTCTCAAGCACAGAACTAATAAAGCTCGCTGAACCTGAAATACTGTCTGCACCAGCAGATGTTTCAATAACCGTTCCACCAAAATTAGCAGCCCCTGCAATTGTATCTGCACCACTGGCTGTTTCAAGAATATTGGCGGCGAAGTACGGGTTGCCCTCCATACGGTCATTGCCCGATGCGGCTTCAAGAATAGATGCTGGATACTCAACCCCCGGCACAGCAACTGTGTCGTTTCCTGAAGCCAGTTCAAGAACAGAACGATCATAAGCTGACCTGCCCCAAGGCCCAAATCCCCATGAACCTGATCCCCAGCCGCCTTCACTCATGTTGCCGTGAGTCGGAACTCATAAGTAACTGAGATCACATCCCCGGATACCACAGACCGATCTCCGGGTGATTGGAAGTCTGCGGCACTGAATAACGTACCCGTCGTTCCTAAGATCGTATTGTTACTTGTTAGGAAAGCACCACCCACCGTTGCGGTTGCGTCAATATTAAACACAGCCTTATTAGAGGTGTTCGTTACTACCGAGGGATTGGCGTTTGTTGATGCGGCAAAAGTTGCCGCTGGTCTGGTTGCATCGCTGTAGCAATCAATCTCTGTCCAGCCAGAATGAGAAGACATCGTATCCGAAGCAGCCGGTGTATTACTTGCAGCAGCACCGTATAAGCCCACATACCACGTTGTGATCTGCGCTGCCGAGTTTGCCAGTGCTGTGCCAGCCATGTACTGAAGGCCGACGTTAACTACCAAGTTATCACCCTCAGCAGTCCACTTGAGGTTGCCATCCTTATCATGGCACTCTGCATAGTACCTACCGCAGGCCACAGCCGATTCACCCCACGATGTTTTAGCGGCTAACCCGCTAGAAACTTGATCACCCGCTTTTGCTTTTTCCATCATGCAATCCTTAAAACGGCGTTGGTAGCATCATTAACCGGGAATGTAATCACCAAGTCCTGTGCGGTTTTAGTGATATTAACCCCGAAGTTTAATACTGCAACGGAACGATTTCCATTAGTTGAGTTGTAAATAAGCGCCCCATTGGTCGTTAACGTGACGTTTGTGAATGTCGCATTTTGGAAAGACCAATAAGAAGTAGTTCCTTGAAAGCTTGGCGTGATGTTTGTGAGGATAATTCCTCCAGCGGAATAATTGGTTCCACTGACTTCACCTGCCGTCGTGTAAGCAGTCGTTGAGGCACCGAGATCCGCGTTGGCGGTGTATAGGGCCAGCTTAAAGACATCGCCCGTTCCCGTGGTGAAGTTATGAAGACCCTGCGCTACTTCAACCTTGAAGCTCGTCGTCAGGGTTTGAATGATCGCCATTACACCACCTTATCCCGAACTTGGCCAGTCCTGTACGCATCCTGGCGCTCCAGTCCATCACCAAGTCGTTTGGCTAGTATTAATGCCTCTTTGTACTTGCCATTGATATTGGCCATCAAGTCAGGCTCAAGCTTCAAGAATGTACTTGCTTCAACCAAGCAGCCGTATAAAAGCACCGAGTCAAAGTTATCGCTCAGCCATGTGGTCGTCGCATCCACATTACCCGCACCAATGGAAGACGGGTAGTAGAAGTAATGAAGCTCTACCGAGTAACCCGAATTGGGTGTTGGCCCAATAATGAACGTCAGCTCTTTCGGAAATGTCGGATAGTCTGGACCAAATAGTGCGTAACAGTATGGGAAGCCTGTATCCGTGGGCGTAGGAAATGACTCGCGTATAAAGTTCACATCCTTATTCAGGAGATACTTATACGATCCATCCGTATCAATCACCGCCATGGAATAGACGGCCAAGAAGTCTGACGGGCACTGAAGATACTTATTGCCGCTGGTCAAACTCCCGGTCACGTTCTTGCGAAGCGATGGGAATTGAATGGTATTGAAGATGCGCTGTTCAGTTTGCTGAGCAAATGTCTGGAGCGTGGACGTCTCAAACGTCGTCTCAAGATAATCCTGAATAGCTGTCTTCAGCTCACCCCAGTTCACGCCATTGGCCCCCGGCACATAACACCCTTGGTTGCTGCCCCTGCGCCACGCATTTTAATACCAGTCGTCTTGACTTGGCTATTAGGATTGATGGCCACCCCATGTGTGGGCTGCCAATCCTTATCCATGTTGTATGGCATTTGCTTGCCTGGATTAGGCGATGCAACAACCTTGGCGCCAGTCATCGTATGCGGCTCTGCGTAAACAGATGCCGGACCGACTTCCTTGCCGCCCTGCTTCATAGAGTACTTGGCCATAACTTACCCCTGGTTGCGTGCGCGTGCAAGGTTGCGACCCATCTTCTTCATCATCTCTGATGTAGGTCCACCCTTACGCATTTTGGTTAGGGGCTTGCCTGGGTGCATGGCCTTCTCATGCTTATGCACAGCAGCCGCTGCCGTCTTTTTGTCCTGCTTGATGTCGTCCTTCATGTCAGCTCCTATGATGCTGTGACACTGTTCAACAATGCTTGACCCACAAGGTGATTAGGGGTCATGCCGGAATCGTATGATCTTGCACCGCCAACAGGGTTGAAGCCCCATTCAATAACTCGGCTTCCTTCAGATGGAACCCCCGTGTAAAGCGGGCTTGTTCCTACCGTGTTGTTCGTCTGCATCCCGTTGTAACCTGACTGGTAATACGAATTGGAATCGGGACGAGGATTCCGTACGGCCTGCGGGTCATTCACGGGAAACATGCCTAGCTGCAATTGCGGCTGGTCAGGCTCCCAGCAAGTCGGACATACCAGTATATTGACATTTTTTGTCTTGATTGTCAGCGGCTTTAGCTGTTTAAGCTTATAGCGGAACCCGCAGCGATCACACTGCGATATGGCCCACTTACCACTGGCAAACTGATTGGGCATTTAGAACCCGCCCGTTCCTAAGAATGACTGCCTTGGCACAAACCTAATTGGCGCCTTTTCACGATCCTCCGTGGACGCCAACTCCCAAGCCTGGTCATACTGTGCTTTAAGGATTGGCATCCTCTCCAAAGCCCCATCTACCTTCAATGAAAGTTTATATGCCAATCCAGCAATCAGAGCCTCTTGGAATCTGAATGGTATGTCTTCAACGTTCACACCATTACCAGCGTCTTGCAGCCTTCTCATGCGCCAGTAAACCAACGTGTAATAAGGACTGCTGATAGAACCCTGGTCCGGGGCCGGCCATACCGTGACATTAGGAAACTTGGTATTACTTACCTCTGCGCCAGATGAATGACTTGCAGCCGTTGTGTTGTTCTGCCCACGGACAACATTGTCTAGCGTTGCATAAGCCGAAGCACCTGTTGCCACATTCTCGGCTTGGGTTGAAGTACCGTAGTAATAAACCGTCTCCGAACCAATGTTTGCATATCCTGCATATGGTACCCCTGCGAGGCTAGACATCGGTATTGTTGTAGCAGAGGATGTGATGTTAGCCGCAAGCGTCCCAGTAAAGACATATGTTTGACCGCCTTGCCTGTCAATGTAGATCTGAATAGGCCGCCCTGTGGCTAGCTTATTAGGAATGGTTGAGTAAGTGCTTACCGAGATCCGGCTGATATTGATGTCCGTCTGGTTTTGACTTTCCCCTGTGCGGATAACCGTTTCAACAAGATCTACTGTGTTAATTGGAATAGGGTAGGTAATCTGATTGGCATAAAGCTGGATTGCCCCCTGCTCCATGGTCCACAGGTTTATCCCCTGATTCGCCCACTCTGAGAGCAAAAGGTTGAGAGATCTCCGAGCTGTACGCAAGTCATAACCAGACCGTAGCTCTCGTCCACAACGCTCATAAGCTTCCTCAACGTATTCGTTCAGGTTTGGATTAAATGTTGTCGTTCCCGTGGTTGTCATTTGCCCACCTTCCTAAACGGTGCAACCTTTTTGGCAATAGTCTTTGGCTGCGCTACAAACTGCTTACCCTTAGCCTTACCTGCACGCTTTGCCCTAGTGGTCGCAGCATACTCCTGTGGAGATAACGATTTGATTGCTGACTCTGGAAGATAACGCTCCCCCGTATCAGACGATCGTTTACCACTCTTGGTAGTCCATTTCTGGTCCCCCCAAGCTTTCAAGGATTGCTGCGGAGCCTTCACTTGTACTTGCCTCCAGCAGCTTTATATCGCTTAGCGAGTAGCTGTGCTTTGCGGGCGCTCCACTGGCCTGCACCAGTCCCCTGCACAGCGGCAGCTTTGATTGAATTAAACAAACGCTTCCTCATGCCAGGCTTGGTGTAGTTACCAGCCTCATTAACCTTTGATACTTTCCCGCCTTCTGCGTACTGAATGAAATCAGTATCGTCACGTCGGGATCGTAATTTTGGGCGCGGCATTTTGGAGGGATTGATAATCCCCATACCCCGTGACTTTTGCATTCATCGCCTCCATCAGTGCGGCTAATCCCATGGGCAAATAAGGATTCAAGGGACGTAGGTAATTAGGATACGGCATACCGTAATAAGTTGAAAGTTCTGGACCTAAAACAGTTGGTTGCTGGAAGTCCATCGTGTTATCAGTACCGGTTCCGGGGCCAACGGGCTTGTTAACTGTTATGCCAGGTTCTAGCGTTATTGGTGGAATAGTTATTGGCGGCGTAGGCGTTACGGGTGTCGTAGTCGTTCCGCCTGTTGTTGTGGTCGTAGTAGTTGTACCGCCAATATCCAAAGGATCATCTGTAGGCAACTCTTTTGTTGACTTAACCTCTACCGTTGGCGTGCCACCAACAAAGATGCCGCCTTTATCGACGTTGACATCCGGTATCAAAGTATTAATGTCGAGCTGTGGTTCATCCACTATTGATTTTGCATTTACCACTACTGATGGGGTTTCGCTTACTACGGCATCTTCAGCCTTTGGAACAGCAGACTCAACGGTTAACTTAGCCGCATTTGGATCTTCTGATTTTGCTGCCACATTCACAGTGCCGGCTTTTTGTATTTCGCCGGCGCCAGGGATGATTGTGTTGATGTCAGTGAAATCTACGGCCTCAGCGGGCTTTTGACCGGTCACTGTAACGGTTGGCGTACTTGTCATTACATTTGTTGACCCAAGTCCAGCACTCGGTGTGACACCTTCTATAGTTAATTGTTGGCCTATAGGGGATGTAACCTTCTGCCCAGTGACCTCAACTTTTGGAGCGGATGTTATTACATCCTCACCATAGGATCCCATGGCTGTATCAGCAGCACCCGTTACTGTCACAGCGTTAGATGCGAGCTGATCTATATCGCTACCAGGCTCACTAACCCCAGCCAAAGCTTTTTGTTGGTCATCAGTTAAGCCATTGAGTGTAATTTTGTTTGATGTCAGCGCATTAGAAGCGCCAGAAGCGATCTCATCAATTAGCTTGGAATTGTTGGTAATGAAGTTCATGACAGCCATCGGGTTTTGAGCCATGGCTGTTATGTTCTGAGCACCAGAGAGAACGGTTTGCGTAATAAACTTTGCTTGTGCGGGCGTTATCGTTTTGCCGCTGGCATCCACAATCGCCTCGGTTACCAAGGGCGTCACAGCTGATGTAAGTGTTTTGGTTAAGTCAATCTTTCCATCGACTATCAACTGGCTCAATGAACTACCGACGGCTCTTGCTGCAATCGTGGCTTGCTGATCATTAAGAAGGAATGCCGTTTTTTCCGCATTTTCAAGATTCGATAGCATTTTGTAGGCTTCTTGAGCAGCCATGGTACCGATAACAGGGGCCACGCCAGCAACAAATCCTTTATTAAAGTCGCCGCCAGCAGCCTCGTTTACCAAACCTTGATATGTTCCTCGCGCTATTGCTGTAGCCGTAGGCAGCGCTATCGTAGCAGGCATACCAGCCGCCATAAGCATTCCAGTTAATCCCGTTGCACCAGATGCCACCGCAGTTGTTGATGCGGCGGTTCCTGCCGCCACTGCACCAACATCTACTGCTGCGCCTGCGGCACCAATAAGCTCAGGCAGTAAGTAAGGTGCAGCAAAGGCCGCAGCTACAGCAAGAGGAAGGGCATACTCTCTGGCGCCATACTTTTCTTCCCAATTGCTGGCTATACCTGCGCCACCACCAGACGTTTGTCCAAGGAAGTATCCTGTACTTCCCTTGCCTTCGCCCTCGGATCCAAAGCGCCACATACCTCCGTTATCGGACTGAGGTACGGCTTGCAACTCTTTGCCGGTTTTCTTATCAAAGTAAACAACGTAATTAGTGGCTTGCTCGCCCTCTATCATGCGGAAATCATCTCCCTCTCCAACTCGTTCAGTTGTAGGCATAGATCTGGTTTCCACACGCGTGCCAATCTGATTCAGATCCGTAATACCGTATTGGGTTAGGTAATCAACCATCTTCTTAGAGTGATGGTCCCACCCTTGGTTCTTATCCCATACGCCCGCGGTAGTTCCACCCTTGGTGATTTCATTAAGCTGATTGGTTAGACGCTCTTGGCCAGTAAGCTTTGCATCTGCTTCTTTGGCGGTTACATAGTCTTGAATACCGGTTAATAAGTCCTTGCGGCTTTCTGGGGTACCGATGTAATTCACAACATCAGCAAGATTCATCTTGTTGTCTGAAGCAAACTTGATGATCTCGTCATAACTTAGTTGCTTATCTTCACCGGCCGCAAGATCCAAGCCAGATTTAATCTTGGTATCTGTTTGATACTGTGTAAGCTGATCAGGCTTAACGCCAATATAACCCGCCAAGTCCTCGATCGACATGTTATTTGTCGATGCGTACTGAAGAGCCTTGTCAAAAGCAATCTGGCCTTTATCATCCGCAAGCTTATTCAGATCAGAAGCTATAGCCTGATCTTTCTGGTATTTAAATATCTGCTCTGGCGCTACCTTCAAATAACCTGCAAGCGCATACGGACCGACATTATTCTTTGATGCGTAATCAAGCGCTTTATCAAATGGGATATTGCCCTTTGTATCGGCTAGCTTGTTTAGGCCAACAACAAAGTCTTGGCTCTTCATGGCCGAATTAGTTGCAGCCTGGTCTATACCAAGCAAGTCAGCCAATCCTACCGGGGCATTAGTGCCAGAGTCTCGAATAGCCGTGGCAATCGTACCCAGGTTATCTGATACAAGCGTCTTGAATTCATCTGGCGTCTTGTTAAAGAACTTGGCCAGATTGTCTATCTCAATACCCTTATCAATAGCCAGCGCCAAAGCCTTGGGCAATCCTACCGCCCCTGCTGCATCTGCTACTGAAGCAATCTGTTGCCGGTCCTTTTCATAGACCAGCATGTCTGTCGTGAGCTTAGGGAACTTTTCTTTCAGCGCATCTTGAACGTCTGAATACGCAAGCTTATTGCCATCTGCGTATTCAACAATCTTGGTCATGCTGACATTACCGTCCTTATCTAGGAACTTGGTAACGTCTGCTTGAATAGCACTTGCTTCCTTGGTTTTTATCGCAGTGCTAATAGCTGCATTGGCGGTCGTTTCATCAACACCAATAGTTTTAGCTATCTGCCTTACCTCATCTGCCGAGGCGCCATTCTGTACAAGTTTGGTAATTGGATCTTGCAACACCTTGGACATTGCCGTGGTGTAATCATTAACCGTTTTGCTTGTACCAAAAGCCGTATTCACCATGTCCACGGCTAACTGCGGGGACCATGATTTCTCTAGCGTTATCTCAAGCAATCGCTGATCCATCAGCAAATCACTTGGGCTCCCTGCCGTTAGACGAGTTTTAAACTCATCTGCCGTCATCCCAAACTTTGACCTTTGCGAATCAGCTATCTGCTGTGGCGTTGGTCCTGATGGCGGAGGTTGTGAGGGAGGTGGAGGCGGCGAGGGAGGCGCGGGTTCTGGCGCAGGAGGCTCTGGCGGGGTAGGAGCGTAAATATTGCGAATCTCACCTGCCGAGTAACCAGCATTTACTAAATTGGCAACAAGAAACTTTGGCAAACCTAACTCGGAAGCTAGGTCTGCTATGGGATCAGAAGGTGGTGCCTGTACTTCTTGGACGGTTTCTTGAGGAGGTTTCCACCCACCCTCTTTAATCATCCATTGAATGGTTCCTTCGTCGGCAATACTTCTTAATTCATCAAGCGTTGTACCGGCGGCGGTAAACCGCGCAATTTTGTCAGCCGCGCCTAGACCAAACCATTCACTATCAAATACAGGAAGTGCCACAAATCACCTTAGCAAGAGCGTCCGCCCTTGGCCATCTTAACCATGGCTCCTTTGGTCTTGCCCTTCACGGCAACGCCATCTTTACTAGGAGCGGCAGTCTTTACTGAGCCCATCTTGGAAGCGTGCACCTTGCCACCGTGCATGTATCCGCCAGAGGCCATCTTCTTTGCAGGTTTCTTTTCCATCGCTTTTTGCTCCGATATGCCAATTGCTATGGCTTGCTTGGGGTTAGTAACTTTCTGTCCCGAGGAAGACTTGAGTTTGCCTTCCTTGAACTCTTTCATGACACGTCCAATTTTATCCATCAGATATACCTTCCGCGGGTTTTGCCACGCTTTGCAATACCGTCACCACGGCTAGATGCTGATCCTACTTTGCCGCCGCGCTTCATGCCCATCTCAATCACATCTTCACTACGACTAGTTCCACCGAGCTGCCTGCGCTTATTGGCTTGAGTCTCAAGCCTGGCCTTACCCATATCCTTCTCAAAAGGCAAACGCCGGCGAGGCGATTCTAATTGCGCCATGGATTCTCGACGCTTAACCAAATCGCTTCCCTTGGTAACCAACTCTCCTTTGGGAGACTTTGTAGCAAGCTCTCCGCCACGAGTGGCCAACTCACCACCGCGCTTGGGAACGGGTTTCACCTCTGCTTTAGGCTGCGATTTAACCTCTGACTTTGGCTTTGCTACAACCTTCGGGGCCGTGGTTTTCAAAGGTGTGCGAGAAAAACCAGCGGTACTAGGCTCGGCAAGGTCTGTATCACCTACTGATTCAATACGAGGGGTTCGTACCGGCGCAGACTCGGCTTTACGTATGTTGCTAAGATCTATGCCCTGCTGGTCGTCCATTTCAGACATAACTTGGCGCAAGGGCTTCCTTGGTGTGCTGCCAGACATGATGGCCTCACCGCTACTATCCCTAACAATCTCGCCGCTGCTATCCCTTAGTGGCTCCCGGTCTATATCAGGAATGTCGCCACCTTCTTGGAAACGCCTGCGCTTCTTCATACTACCCCCTACTTTAGTAGCAAATTCCGTCCATGGACGGAATTACTTCATCACGACCATCGTGCCTTTAGTCTTGCCACGCTTGGCGCATCCATCGGCAGCTTTCACGTAACCACCGGCTTTGAACATCTTGCCAAGGTTGGGGCGCTGATCCATCTTGCGGAGCTTGGCATCCTCTACTTCTTGTTGCATCGCACCCTTCTCTTTTTGGGTGGGTACAAGATCGTAGTTAGGGTTGTAGTTCGTGTCGCCATGGCGCCCACGGCCTTTACGGGGATCATTTTCAGACATTATGGACCCTCCACTTTTGTATCCACGCTCTTCACGTTCTTTTTTCTTTTTCATCGCATTTACTGCCGAAGCTTCTGACCCAACGCCGCCAGGAACAAGGCTTCGTCCTATTGCATTTGCGGCTCGCCCTATAAGCGATTCGCCTCTTTTTAAGCCGCCTCCAATTGCGGATTCTGATCTTGCGGTTCTTGTTGGACCTAAACCACCTGCCATTATGGTTTGCTCATTTTTTGGTGTAAATCCTCCAGCCAATATTGACGCCTTTAGCCGTTCGTCTTCGTCTCTATCTGTCACACCACCTTCTGCAAATTTACGTTTTTTCATGATCATTTCCTTTCAGCGAGGGCATCAATTTTTGCTTCAAGTCTTGCAAAGCCTGAGTCAAAGCGTTCAATAATCTTTTCCATGTCAGCACGAACTTCTGCGCGAGTGATGTGATCACGGGCAATTTCCTCCCGAGTTCTGTTAAGTAGGATCTGGATGCGCTTCTGTTCATCTGAAGCTTGCTTAAGCATGAACATCACCAAACCCACAAAGAACGATGTGATGAGATTCCAAATAAGAGCGCCCGTATCCATTTAGCACTTCCATCTGCGTCTTGCCTGCCGTATGCGGCTATTGGGATCTTTGGCTGCCTCAGGGAATTGTTTCATCTGGCCGGCTGAACGCGCACAGAAAGACTTCCTGCGTGCGGCATCTTTCGGGCCAGGATTATCACTGGTCACAGCCGTCTTGAGCTTGCTGCCGGGGTTGGCCTTGCGATAAGCTGCAACGCCTTTCTCCGTCATGCCAGCACCTTGCTTGGTAGGTCGGAAATTGCCTGACTTCACTGAAGTGGCAATCCCCATCCCTTTGGCCTTAGCCATAAAACACCGTGACTTTGGCGTTAGTTAGTGTGGCGTAAGCACTTGTCCTACACCAAACACCATTAGCAGGAATAAGTACAGCAAAGGTTTCACCATTAGCAACCGTGTTAATGATGAACTTACTTGTTCCACTTGACCCACCGTCTTTAATCTCAACGCTGCCAGTAGATGAGCCCGGTTCAATAACCAACCCGCGGACACGAGTTGGCGTAGCCGAGACAGCACCAGACGCAGCAAGAGACTTGCCTAGAACGTCTGTGTCCATAAAGCACCTCTATTAGGAATCAGCGAAGGGTGTAGCAACCGAACCAGAGCCAAGTGCAATACCGTTAACCATGTACTTGTTAGCTGCGATGGCAACGATCTGGACCCATGAGCCAGCAACACCACCGGTTGTCGTACCGTTGAAGTTGATGAAGTCATTGGAAGCACCGGCCGTGTAAGCCACAAGCGCATTGGAAGAATCAGTATCAACACCAAGGATCGTACCGACAAACTTGTCAGTGCCATCGGTACCAATCTTGAGTGACGAAGTAGCAATCGTGGTGGGAACCCAGATCGTATAAACAACACCTTCGTTGTTAGCCGTATTGGGATCATTGCCCGGGCCAGACGAGGATACATTAGCCGAGGTATTGATTGCTGGAAGTGTCAGAACCACGTTAGCTGCAAGCGTGCCGCCAACAGAAATAATCCGGCCTGCATGGGCCACGGGATTTAATGTGGTACTGGAAGTGATCTCAACGATCGTGGACGGACCTTGTTGATAAATACCGCCCAGGGAACGGACTGGACCGTCAAAGGTAGAAATAGCCATGATAACTCCGCGTAGTAGCGCATCCTCATACCGTCTCTACTAAGTCTGCTAGGCCAGTCGGTATGAGTTAAATCCTAGTAGGGTGGTTGTATCAGTTTGTGGGGTGGGTGTCAATGAGCTTGTATACCCAACGCTTCTTTCCGCAATCAAAAATCCTTCTCGCGCCCATCATGTAAGTCATATCAGCCTCCGATCGCGGATCTGATTCAGGATCGTATGCTTCTTCTATCCCATGCTCTACTAATCGCTTGGGTATATTTCTTCGTTGGTAATGACTCTTTGGCCAAAGTCCAATCTTTTGACTCCAGACCTGGTAATCAGCAGGCAGATCAGCCTCTAATTTAAAACCCAGCCTTTCATACATACCGCCATCAAAGTATCTATTATCAGAAAAGCTTTTAACTTCAGTCGGATTTACGTCTTGCAAAAACGCTTGAAACAGCCTTGAGCCAGCTCCCACAACCGTGACTCTAGTTGCAAACCTTGATAGGGTCCACGTTCTTTCGGAAGATCCTCTGTCATTAGCGCCAAACGAAAATCTCATGCAAGCTACAAGCTTGTTGTTGTGATACAGACCATAGTGAACGCCAGAGCCATTGCCACCCTGAGGATGGTATTTGTCATAAAAGATCCTTGCATCAATAGGATCAACTTTCTTTAGCTCGCACTTTCTCGCCATAAGGCGTCCTTTGGATTTGCCAACTGCATTTCGTAGCAACCTGCGTATAGCGTATTCGTGTTCTTCCCATTCAGATTCATAAATTGTTATAAGCTTAATTCCAAGCTCGTGGCAGGCTCGATGTTTGTCAATATGTCTGCGCTTATTCTTGGCTTCATCTTCTTGGTCTTCATGTGAATGCCAATACATGCCGCAGTATTCGATCGCCATGTTTTTTTCTGGCAAATAGATATCAAGCTCTTTGCCCCCAAGTATCTTTCGGTTCCTCGATTCCACCATCGTAAGCATCGATAAAAACTTTGTAATCCTGTCTTCTTGTTTTGACAGAATGTGACCGCACTGAGGGCATCCATACCCACGCTTTAAATGATGCTCTGGTGTCTGGCTAAATATTCCATGGTCTTTGCAAACAATATCTACTTTAGTTTTTGCCCCAAGATAAACAACCTTTTCATAGCTATATCGATCGCCATGGACAGCAATTGCATCATCTACAAATCGATTGCTAAATATCTTGATCTTTGCGTCCGCCGTTTTCCGTGCCGATGATGTAACGTCCAATCGTTTGCCACGAGATATTGATCCACAGCTCGGGCATCCCTGTCCGTCATACAAATGCTTAATCGGAGATATTTCAAAGTCCCCGTGGTCTCGGCATGTGACCGTGACCTTTGTGGTCATATTGATGTAGTTTGTTTTTTCGTAGCTATACCGATGGTTATGCAGTCCATCGACCTTATCAATAAATTCTCTTGGCTCCATGCGGCGTGAATGGGCTCTTTGCTCTGCACCGCACGCTGGGCATCCTGCACCGTCTTTTCTTAGTTGCGCCGAGTATTGCTGAAACTCGCCATGCTTGGGACAAACTATCTTTGTAATAGGCTTTAACGCTGACTCATAGACTGCGTTTGTAAAGTCGTACCGCTGTTGAACATGTTGAGGAAACTTGGAAACAACTTCTTGTATGGTTGGCATAACACTCTCCTTGTATGAGATGTTGCCTATTATACATGAGTTTCCCTGTTGTGCAAATAGAAAGGGGGCCGAAGCCCCCAATCTACAAACACTTGATTTATAAGTGTTTTTGGTACATCAAGCCCCTTGGCTTCCGAAGATGCCCAGCGGATCGCTTACGCCAAACGAATACCGTTCTCTAGCTTTATAGCGGACATTACCGGTATCGAAATCGCCATCCATTCCAGTACTCATCGGTGTCCGCACGAAGTGCTTCAATCCGTTAGGTACATCGGTGGTGAGGAACCAGCCGTTCGTGTCGGTCAAGAAGTGGTTGATCGTATAGCCTTCTGGGATCGAACCGTTGTTCTTGATGGCGTTGATGTCGTTGTTGTTGGTGCCGACACGGAGTTCGGTTTCCAACAGACGCGTTGCCACGAACTGGAGGTTAGGAGGAACGATAAGCTTGCGTGGGCGAGCTGCGATCAACAGATCACGTTCGTCGGTCCAAGCTGCGATTTGAATGACTGCGTTTTCCAACGAAGTCTCGTTCAAGTCTGCCTGGGTCGCGGGCGTGTTGCTGTTAGTGCCGCCGGATACAAGAGGATGTGCTGTAGAGAACAGAGGCTGGCCGTCACCGTAAGTAACGCTTGATGCCCATCCGTTGTTCAATACGGCTGCTGCTTTCACCTGCTTGGTGTATGCCATGGCGCGTGCAAGTGCCTTGGTATAACGTGAGCTGAGCGAGTCGTACAGGTTGTCTTCGATTGCCTCTTCGGTAATCGAGAAACCCATAGCAATCGTCTCATGGGTGTAGCGAGCTGTCCAAGCTTCCTGCGCGTTGTCATAACGAATCGCAGCGCCTTCGTTCTTGACCGGTGCGGCCGAGAATCCAGACAGCTTGGTTTCCTCTTCAAATGAACGCTCAGAGGTCTCGGTTTCGTAGATCTCTTTGTGTTCTTCGCCATAACGAGCGTACTCAAGACCGAACAGGGCGTTCAGGCCGGGGAGCAGCTCTTTCAGTAGTTGTGCGCGTGAAATAGCCATTTAAGTTTCCCCTTACAGTCCGACTGGGTTGTTGTACGCATGACCGCCCGTAACCACGCCAGTTGCCTGCACCACGTAGGCTGCATTGAACTTAACGATGATTTCTGGGTAGTAAATCGTACTGCTATATGTGAATGCCGTATCGGGCACCACATCAATGATTCGCAACGGCAATGTCTGTGTCGTTGCACCGGTTGCAATATCTACTGCGTAACGGCTGTCCTTGGTCGTGGTATTCAAGGTGTTTGCAACCATGGCTACGTTCAGACCGATGTCTGTGTACTGGAAACCAGACGTGGTCGAAACTACCGTGGTTCCACTAACACCACAAACCTGGAACAACTGATCTGGATCTTCACAGACATAAGCAACAATATAAGTGTTGCTTGCTACTGCGGTGCCAGAAATCCATGCTTGCGAGAACGTGGGTTGACCAGTTACAGCAGAAACAAACGTACAGCCCATGAATACACCAGCAAAGCCAGTGACCGGGGCAGCAGTTGTCTCGGTACAAACAACAATGCAACCATTGTTGTCAAACTTCACAGGGTCACCAAAACCAATGCTCGATGCGCTGGAGTTTACGATCCGGCGCTGACGAGTGGCTCCGGCAAACACCTGACCGCCGATCAAGTTGATCGGACGCAGGCCATATGGGCCTGAAATCGTCGGGTAAGCCATTTGAGTTACTCCAAATGAGGTTATCTTTTACCGAATTGGACCTCGGTGCGTCTGTCATTAAACAGTGGCATCCGTGGGTCGTTTTCGCGCATAAAGTTGCTGTCCACACTCTTCATCCAATCGTTGGCTTGCTTCAGGTAATGGGTATTACGCTGATCAACCATCTCAACGGGAGCGCGGCACAACATTAATCCACCAATCTCAATATTGCCGGTTTGAGGTCCGGTTGCGAGCAGGGCTCGGGTTACCTCGGGATAGTCTTCCCACTTGCATGGTTCAAATCCATCCTGATGACGGCTGGCTACATTCCTTGCGTCGGACTGCCCCAGTACTGCGGTGCGTACCCAACGATGTCTCCAACCATCCCGCGGGAGAGGATCAGGCAATGAGCTTGGCGGCTTCCATTGCTTCGGACGTTCCGTGGTTTCACGGGTCTGTGCTTCTCTGGATTCGCGGCTCATAACTTTCCTTCCATGCGTAGTTTTGCCAATTCCATGGCGTATTTTTCAAGCGGAACTCCAAGCCTCTTGGCCGTATTAGCTTCTGAGGTTGTCAGCTTCAGTTTTTTAGGTGGCGAGCTGCGCGTTGCCGGGGCAACCACCGAAGCAGGAGGCTTTGCTTTTTCCTCTGGCGGCTCCCGATCGCCAAAGTACTCAGGGAATTTCTCCCTTACGCGAGAATTAATCTTCTCGTAATACTCATCCGTCAATGCGTAATGTTCGCCATTTTCCCGAGTAAGCTTTTTATGCAGGCCCATGGCAAAAAACGTCATCTCATCATCTACCCCAGGCTCGCCTGATTGACCAAACCACTTATTATTGGCCTTCCAGGTTTCTGCTTTGCGGTCTTGATAAGTATTCTGCTGAACATTATAAGCAGGGTTTTGTTGCTGTGGCAACTCGGGCGCTGGTTCGGGCGCAGCGGGTTTGAAGTTTTTAACCCGATCGGCCTTTAACATCGCCACATTTAATGCTTTCTGGGCTGCCAATATCCTGTCAGATTCTTGGCTATCCAACGCTTCTTTATAACTACGCTCTGCCTCAGCTACCTCTTTATCTGTGGCAAATTGCATCGTCTTTATTAACGTGCTTTCACCCGTAGTTAGTTTCTCTTTCAGCTTTGCATTTTCTTCAGCAATTTGTTTTGCATAGGCAATAGCTGCCTCACGCTCACGCTGCGCCTCTTCCTTGGCTCTGCGCTCATCGTGATACCCATGCTTCAAATGCTGAATGCGTTTCTTTACATTATCTGAATACTGTTTGATTTCATCATCAGGTATCTCAGATGGATCACCCTTTAATGGCGTCGCATTCCTATCCGCCTCGGGGCGATCGTCAACAATCTCGATCTCTGCCTCACCCTCGACTTCAAATTCAATCTTCTCTTCACTCATAACTTCCCCTTTATGCGCGGCTATAGCCACGAGGATCTTGAACCACACCCTCTATGGTGTCGTCGTTGATCAAACGAAACTCCCGTCCGTGAATCTTGAACCGGGTTCCTGAATAAGCACGCACTAAAACAAAATCGCCTTCCTTGCACCATGGTCCCGTTGGGAACTTTGCCGCATCCTTATAGCAATCCGGTCCCATCTTCAGTACAAACAAAACAACCGTGCTGAACTCTTCAATTTTTGCAAGCGAATCAGGCTTGAATAAACCATTGGCAAACTTATCCTCTACCTCTGGTAAGGCGCATAACATCCGATAACCCGTGGGCTCCGGGAGTTGCGTTGCTTCCTGCTGAGAATCCTCAGTAATATCACTCATCGTATTCCTTCATTCGATTGGCAAGGTCTTCGTTGATGCGCCTTGCGACCAAAAGACCTTGAATCTGGCCGCAGACGAATTTGTACTCCTCAAAACTCTTCATGCTCCCTTGCGAGAGTTGCCCTTCTAAATACCTAATCTGCTTATCAATCTCTAGCTCTACAGCTTCGGCGTAATTCATTTACCCATCCTTGCTAAAGACTGATCGCGCTGAATATCCGCCGCCTTATCAATCATCTTGGCCGCTATATTCTGCTCAGCTATCTGGTTCATGCTCTGAATCCGTTGCTGCTCAAGCATCACCTTGTCCTGCTGAGCCTGTGCTTTCAACATAATGTCAGCCTGATCCTTCTGAGCCTCACGCTGCTCCTTCTGCTGCTTAAGCGCCAACTCTGCCTGTTGCATCTGGACCAAAGGATCTTGTGCTTGCTGTTGAGCCTGCTGTTGTTGAGCCTCTGCCATGTGCTGCTGTAGTAACTGCTGGGCACCTCGCGCTGCAAGCCTTGAGATTTCAACCTCAAAGTCTTCAGGCAACGGCTGATCTGGTGGTGGCAATGGCACACCAAGCTGCTGCTCGATCTGCTTACGGTACAAGAACGCCATGTGCTCATTGATATGGGCCATGGCCGCAGCCATCATCACACCGCCCTGGGGATTTTGCTGCACTTGCTGTCTCAACATCGGATCTTGGATAGCCGCCGTATGGACCGCCAAATGAGCCTCATGATCTTGGTAGATAAAGGCTTTCACTGGCTGCATCGTCAGTATGGCCATGTTCTCCGATACCGGATCACGAGGTTGCTCTGCCTTGGCTGCTGGGATCAGCTTATCAATGTTCTTGATACCCAAGACTTCCAACATGCGCTTATGTAACTCTGGCATGTCATAGATCTGTGGAGCCTGTGCTGCCAACTGTAGTACTGCTTGATACTGCGTAACCCGCTGTGCAAGGGTTGTTGCATTAGGATCAGATACTGGTATGACATCAACCAAGTCATAGTCAGCTTGTTTGACCAGCCTTCCGCCAGGCGCATCTACATCGTAGCTATATTCTGTAGGTGCATAGTCTCTAATAATAGAAGCAAGAAGCTTAAACTCCTGACGCATGGAGTAATGAAGCCTTGCCTGCACCGCAGACATGACCTTGAGGGTTCTCTCCAATACGGCAAGCGTCGTACCAACCGGTGTATTCGCGGACAAGTCCGAAATCTGCATATCAGCCGTTGCAGCAAACCGACGGCCTTCCTGAACTATCGTCTGTAGCAACTGGTAAAGAACCTGACTTGGCTCTTTGTAAGGTAGCGGAAGGATGTTGTCCCTAATAGAACCTGATGGCACATCCACATCCCTGAACTCACCCGGTGCGATCGGTGTGTCATCACCTTTCACTCGCAGGCCGCGGGACTTCAATCCGCCCGGAAGGTTCGATAACGTACCAGCATCTACCAACTGACGAATCAAAGACGTGCCAGACTTGGCAAACGCACCTACCAAGTGAATTAATCCAAAACCATAGAACCCAAATCCCGGAATGTACGGGTAATGGACAAAGTGCATCCGCTTAAGCTTTAACGGATCCTCTTCATACCAGTTCCTACGAATGGCTAGGATCTTGTTCGTGCTTTCATCAATCGTCACCACATAAGGTAGTGCAATTTCCGTGGGGCCGTTCTTGTCAGTATCTTCAAATCCTGGGAGATCTAGCTCTACGTGCATCTCAAGAATGCGATACCTGTCATCCATCGTGGCTGACATACCTTCTTCTTCAGCCTTGCGCTTTTCTACCTCACTTAATACCGTGGATGGCTCGCCTAAATCCACATCGCGCCAGAATCCTGCGTGCTGAAGCTTCCTCACTTCATTTTGAGTCTTACGCATAATGTGCGTAATTCTTGGCGCCGACCTTAAATCGCTCGCACCAAAGGGAACCACAATATCCTCTGCCGGAATAAACATAGATACCGGCCGTCCAAGCGAAGGATCGTAGTAAACCTTCTTAAATGCCGACCCTGCCAAGGCCAAAGACCAAAGCATCTTCTCGTGCTCAGGTCTGTACTCAGGCATCTCTTCCGTTAAACGGTAGTTCATGTCATCTTTGACACGCTCTGCCGCATCCTCTTTCTCTTTAGTAAGCGATCCAACAATCTGCGTCTTCACCGGCCCCGAGGCAGGGAAAGTCTCCATGATGGATTCAGCTTGGAACCGTACAGCAGCCTCTGACAGTAGTGGATAAAACACACCGCACGCCCCAGGCCATGGTTCTGTACGCTCTTCGTACTTCAAACCAAGAAGCTTCAGTCCATCAGCGTAGGTATCTACCCATTCCTTGCGGGATGACTTGTCTGTCTCATAGTCTTGGATCAGATCACTAGCAATAGAAGCCAGATCCCGGTCATCCATGTACTCAGCAAGGTTGGCATCAAAATCTTCTGGGCTTTCACGCTCTGCCTCAAAGACAATCTCTACGCCATCTGCTGATATGGCTAACGCATCTGGGTTCTCAATCTCAATTTCCACTTCCGTGGGCTCTTCCATGGCGGCATCAAGACCTAATGGCGCAGGATAAAGTGCAGGTTCCATCTTGGCTCCTAGTAATAAGCAACCTTGCGCCGGTATATCGGCTCGCGGTCTTCATCATCTGATTGCAGGCTTAAAAAACCGCCCGTCCTAAAGCGTAATAAGGCTTGGGTCATCGAGTCTACTAGGTCATCATGCTCGCCCGAAGGAAAAGCTGCGACTTCCTCAATCAACTCATCCGCAAACTTACGCTCCGGCACCCAGATCCGCCCCGAAGCAAACAGATCCGATACAGCATTGAGCCTCACAATCTTGTCGTTTCCTTTGGTAGGACTGTACTCGCTGACCGGTATACCCATCCTCCTGAGTTCAAAGACCAACGGGCTTCCTGCTGCCTTGGCTTCAACCAAAAATACATCCGGTTCCCACTCGCGGTAGGTTTCATAAGCCTTCTGCTTAAGTTCAGGGAATTCATATCGGTCCTTAAACGCATCCAGCAAGATGATATTCGTTTCTCCCTCCTCTGTCGTCCACACACCCCATGTAGTACAAGCAGAAAAGTCAGCCCTATTGTGCTTAAGAAACGCCGTGTCCCAACTCTGAATCACAAAATCACATGGCGGCGGCCTATCACCCTCCCAAACCTTCCACCACTCTCGCTTAACAATCGCACCTTCCTCAGCCGTTGGCTGTTGCTGGTACTGAGCATTCCATTTACCTACCGGCAACTCCTCTTTAAGCGCCAGTAACTCCTCTAACTTCCAAAACTCAGGCCAAACAGGTTTACCAGACGGCATAATCGCAGGTAATTCAATCACCTCCCAATCATCACCACCTCTTGTTTGACTTGCTTTAATAACTTGGCCCGTAAGGTCTCTCAACGACCACCTGGTGTTGTGACTAACTACACCGTTTGCTATGAAATTTTCTGTGCGATCAATTTCAACGTCAAAAACTTCTTCCTGTCCATCGGAATCAATCGATATTATTGGGTCCACTGTGAAATCTGAGATACGATGCAGCTCGTTCAAGTATGCCCGGAGTTTTTCCGTATCCAACTGTGAGGTTGCAGTCGTTACATAAGAGCCCTCGAACCTTTCCGGTATCGTGGCAGTGGTCAATGCACAATTTCCCATTCCAATGGGCGCGTGTATTTTTTGTTGATGGGGGCTCACCGCATACATCGCATTTGTTATTGCGCTCTGCAACCATTGCATCGTATTGATCGACAGTAATCCCGTACCTAGATTTGATCCGCGCTGCCCTGCTGGACTCTGCGTCTCTACGCCCCCTGCCTGAAGCCCAGTATTTTTTGGCGTAGTGGTCGTTGCATACCCCATCGCAGTGAACAGGCTTCTCGCAACCTTCTTCAGAACACGTTTTACCTTTCCATTTTCCGTGATACCCAAGCTCTCTGCGTGGTGCATCAGGGTTTTTTCGGTGGTAGCTTTCTTTTGATTGGCATGGTCCGCACATGCCAGGTTTTGTTTTTGACCTTGACGGCCTGCCGCACCCTTCAACGATACAAGTAAATCCCCGACCCTCAGTTGTTCCAATCTGGTCCATTCCAAGACTCCTTCATTCATAACAAGAAACGGATGCCTCTTGTTTGCACGGAGTATTTTACCAGATCGTGTTTGTATTTTGTATATGGCATCAACACCACTTGATCGCCAATTATTGACTTTGCTTGTGGTTAGCAATCCTTTGTCAAAGGTAGCTACAAGATCATTTTTTCTTATTGCGCCTAGAGGCTTTTCCGTTCCGTCTGCCATCAAAACTGGGGTATCCCCAGTCATGCACATTACAATAATTATAGCGCCCCCAGGTTGTAATCGCTGCCGCGGCCCTGACGTATACCATTCATATACTGAATCAAATATATCTGGTTTATGAGCCGCTAATTTTGCTTCTTGTTCTGAATGCGGATCATCAATAATTAATAAATCAGCGCCTTTACCCGTTACAGAACCACCAACACCGATGGAAAAATACTCACCACCCTTATTAGTAGCCCATCGCCCAGCCGATTTATTATCTGCTTTGAGTTTTACATCAGTAAATACTTGATTATATTCTTCTGAATCAATTAAGTTTCTAACTTTACGTCCAAAACCAACAGCTAATTCAGCAGTATGTGAGGTCTGTATTATCTTTTTATTCGGATTCTTACCCAAAAACCAAGCAGGTAATAAATAACTTGCAAACTCAGACTTGGTATGTCGAGGCGCCATATTAATAATAAGACGTTTATTATGTCCATTAACAACATTTTCAAACGCCTTAGCCACGACCTCATGATGTTTACCAGGAATAAACCCTGGCCACATGCGTTTTACAAACCCCATGAAATCATTTTGAGCATGGGACTTTGCATCTTCCCTCTCTAACTCCTCTATCTCCTGAAGCAGTATCCGCTGCTCATCCTCAGTAAGTAGATGAAGCTTCCCGGCAGCTGCTTTGGCTAACTGCCTAATGTCCATCTTTCTTCCTAACCACCCGAACACTCCTAGGCTTACCAGGCGTCTTCTTCAAATACCCCTGCTTACACAGACTCTTCACCAGTCTATGCACATTACTCTTACTATCCTGTAGCAAGACAAACCGTATGTCGTCATACGAAGGACCAAAGTGATACAACTCCCACCAAGTCTTCACAGCCAGCAGGACTTTTGCCTCTGCCTGTGTCATATCAAACCTACCAAAATAAACCCAACACCCCACATCATCAAAACACCAGCAAAGTAATTCTGCGATGAATGCGATCTAGCCGGCGGCCCGTTCTCTGCCACCTTGTACCCAGCATACAGAAGCACAAGACCAACCACGATCTTCACTTCAACTCCCTAATCAACCCAGCACACACCTTCGCCCCAGGGTCCTTGGTATTCCTACCCCAGTCCTCACAAACCAAAGCACACCTCTCCCTCTCATGTATCTGTACTAACCTCATAAAAGACAACAAATCCCCAGTAGTACCTATCCACCCACCATCCCCAACCTTCATACCAGCACTACTGGCCATCTTCACCAGATTCATTCAACCTCCTCTGCACCTCTTCCCTAGCTTCCTCCCTAGGCTGCCACTCTATCTTCGGCACCTCCCCCATCGTCTCCGCATACCACCTCTTCGGATCCTCCCATATCGGCCTCTCCTTTTTTTTCCTACCCCCCGTATGGGAACCCACTCCCTCTTCCATGGGGGCCTCTTCTGAGGTAATTCCGCCCATGGACGGAATTGTAGACTTTAGTAGGGGGTGGGGGTCTTCTTCTGGGGCATCCAAAGAATGATCGGATGGTTCGTGTGGAGGTAAATTTTTTGAAGATGATTCGTGTGGATTATTGGACCTAGCGCCGCCCCCAGCCCCCTGGCC